GGCACAGCAAAAAGATCATACGAAAATCTAGACAAGACAAAATTAATAATACGACACACAGGTAAAGTTGACGAAACTGTACCAGGTTCAAGATCAAGACAGATACAATCATTGTACATTGAGAACGAAGATGGTGAAAGATTCAAATATCCACTTACACATCTAGCAGGAGCAAGAGCCATGATGAGACACGTTGCTAATGGTGGAAGACCACATGATGAATTTGGTCAACATATTGTATCAACATCAGAAGACATAGCGAAACTAAATTCATTTTCAAGATATGTTTCCCATAAAGATCAATTAAATGACAATGCTGGCGACATAATAGAACAAACTAAATTAAAATTAGAAAATCTTAGAGAGTATATGAGAAACTTATCAAAACAAACTCACTATGAAAGTGCAAGTAAAGATTTTAAAACATCTGAAGAACAAATATTAGATGACGAGACAGTTGCAAAATTAAGAGAAAAATTCACAATGACTAACCTAGACAAGAGAGTGGAAGATGCATTTCCGTTAATCAGTAAGGTCATGAGTGAATTAGAAACACAAAATCAAGAAGAACAAGTAACAGAATTAGATCCAGGTGATGAACCAATCGATGCACCCATGGAACCAGCAGTCGATCATGCCATGGTAGTTAAAAAGTTTTTGGCAGATCCAAACAGTAAAATTTTATTAAACAAAAATATGCCTGACGAGAAAAGAATGATGCCTAAAGATGCTGGACCTGAGGACACAAAAATTATGACAACATTGTCAGACATAGCAAGTAGAATGTTAACAAAAACACCAGACGAAGACAGAGTGGCAAACTTTGCTTCTAGAGTTGCTGACCAAATGAGTCAAACAGGACAACCGTTTGATCCCAAAGACCCAGATGCAGGAAAAAACAGAGATATAGCAAAAGCACTAGTGGCCAAATATGAAAAAGCGGCACAAGAAATTGACCCATCTGAATTCAAAGCCAAAAAAGATTTAAAAGGTAAAGCAAAAGAAACTGAAACATTTGAATCGTGGGCAGACGAAGTGACAAACGAATACGACACAAAGCCAAGAGACGAAGAAGATAGAAGAGCAAAATTAAAAGCACTCCAAGATATCCAAATGAAAACAGATCTTTCAAAAGATCCTGAGATGAGAGCAGAAATTATAAAACGTAGATTAGAGTTACAAAAAGACAAAGAAAAAGAACCAGCGTTCGCAGGTGAAGAAGTAACTTTTGAAGATATCAAACCTTATGTGTCTATGTACAAAGACGAGCAAGATGGTAAACTAGTTTATGACGTTTTAGACAAAGACGGTGCATCAGCATATAAAACAAAAGACAGCAGACTGGCTATGGATTACCTTTCAAAAAACTTTAACAAATTAAAAATGGACAAAGATGAAAGAGAAATATCCCAAATAATGAAATACGAAAATAAAGAATCATTAAAAGAATCAAGATCAAGAATAGTATCAGCAATCAAGGCCAAAGTAGACGGTGAAAATGCACAAAACATCGCAGGCATTGAAGAAGAAATTGCTAGAATCACACAATTAGCAAATTACCAATAATAGTACTAGACATTAGATAAATATAGTAGTATATTATGCACTAATGCTTAATATACATTTAGGCAAAAAACATAGGCAAAATAGGAGGCTTACATTATGGCTACATTGGCTGAAATAAGAGCGAAACTTAAATCTCAAGAACCTAATCGCTCAGGTTCACAAACAGGCGGAGACAACGCCATTTATCCACACTGGAATATATCTGAAGGCTCAGAAGCAGTCGTGAGATTCTTACCAGACAAGGATCAAGGTAACACATTTTTCTGGACAGAAAGAAACATGATCAAACTACCTTTCGCAGGTGTTAAAGGTCAAACTGATTCGAGACCAGTTACAGTACAAGTTCCGTGTATGGAAATGTATGGAAAAACTTGTCCAGTTCTAACAGAAGTTAGACCATGGTTCAAAGACAAGAGCATGGAAGATATGGGAAGAAAATATTGGAAAAAGAAAAGTTATATTTTTCAAGGTTTTGTTGTCAACAATCCGTTATCTGAGGACACAACACCAGAGAATCCAATTAGAAGATTTATCATTGGACCTCAAATCTTTAACATTATCAGAAGTGCGTTACTTGATCCAGAGATGGAAGAGTTACCAACTGACTTTGTAAAAGGTGTTGATTTTAGAATTAACAAGACAACCAAAGGCGGTTATGCTGATTATTCTACGTCAAAATGGTCTAGAAGAGAACGTGCTCTAGACGAAGCAGAGAGATCTGCCATTGACAAGTTTGGTTTACATAACCTAGGAGACTTTAGGCCTAAAGAACCAACTGAAGCAGAAGTAAAAATAATTAAGGAATTATTTGAAAAATCTGTGGACGGCGAGGCTTATGATCTTGAAAAATATGGGCAATACTTCAGACCAACAGGAAGTTTTGCAAATCAAGTATCTGTACCAAAAGCGGACAGACCTGCTCCAGTGGAAAAGACTGCTGACCCGGTAAATGCTGAGGTTAAAACCGAAGCGGAACCAACGCCAGCGGCTCAACCAGCACCACAGCCTGCAGGCGACAGTGCCAAGAGAGCAGAAGATATCTTGAAACTTATAAGATCAAGACAAGCGAAGTAATCTGACATTTTACCAAGGCCTTAATTGTTGACAGTTGAGGCCTTGTGTATTATAATAAGGATATTATGAAAAACGAAATTAAAAAAGCAATCGATTGGATATTATACAAACAAATACCTGCATGGGTAATAATTGTAGTAATAATCCTTTGGATACTAATATAAAACATTATGACAAAACCATTTGACGCAACAAAATTTAGAAAGAGTATTACAAAATCAATATCCGGACTAGGCATAGGATTCAGCGATCCTACTGATTGGATTAGCACAGGAAACTTTGCTTTGAACTATCTAGTGTCTGGAGATTTTAAAAAAGGAGTTCCATTAGGCAAAGTATCAGTACTGGCTGGAGAGTCCGGTGCAGGAAAATCTTATATAGCATCAGGAAACATCATCAAGAACGCACAGGATCAAGGTATATTTGTTATACTAATTGACTCTGAAAATGCATTAGATGAACAGTGGTTACAAGCATTGAAGGTAGACACATCAGAACAAAAACTTTTGAAATTAAGTTTATCCATGATTGACGATGTAGCAAAAACCGTTTCAGAGTTTATGAAAGGTTATAAAGAACAACACGCCGACAACAAAGAAACAGCACCAAAAGTATTATTTGTAATAGATAGTTTGGGTATGCTATTGACACCAACAGATGTAGACCAGTTTGAAAAAGGTGAAATGAAGGGTGACTTGGGTAGAAAACCTAAGGCGTTGACTGCACTAGTAAGAAACTGCGTTAATATGTTTGGTAGTTGGAATGTAGGACTTATAGCAACAAATCACACATACGCATCACAAGATATGTTTGATCCAGATGACAAAATATCAGGCGGACAGGGTTTCATTTATGCAAGTTCGATTGTGATAGCAATGAAAAAACTTAAACTGAAAGAAGACGAAAAGGGAAACAAAATATCCGACGTTAGGGGTATTAGAGCCGCTTGTAAAGTAATGAAAACACGATACGCAAAACCATTTGAAAGTGTACAAGTTAAAATTCCTTATGATACCGGCATGGATCCATACAGCGGATTGGTTGATTTATTTGAGAAAAAAGGAATGTTAGTGCAAACTGGTAACAGATTAAAATACGTAGATTCTACAGGAAAAGAACATATTGAATTTAGAAAAGCCTGGGTTGGACCCAAATTGGATATGCTAATGGATGATTTTGATAAATTATCTACAGCATCATCACAAGATGAGCCACCCGAGGCAGAATAATGGTAGAAATGACACACGATGACATCGAACGTATATGGGACTCTGTAGTACACTTTATTCCTGAAAAACAAAAATTAGACGCCGCAGTAGACTTTGTGAAGACCCTTGAAAGCATGGGAGTTGAAGAAAGCGAAATAAAAGCAATAGGAGAATATGATCCTAAACTAGAAGAAGCGGTTAGTACAGTTTTTGAGGAATACGAAGAGGACGAAGAAACATACGACGATCGATACGAAGATGACTAATTGGTATAGTGAAGTAGCAAGAAATTTAAATAAGATTCCAGATTGTATCACTTATTTTGATACTGAATTACAAAACGCAAAAAAAGAAGTAAGAATATACGGCAACCTGGAAAAAGCATCCGCGGCATTGCCTGGTATAGTCGAACACAGATTCAATCAATTGCAACAAATAGAAGCAATTTTAGAGTATCTAAATATCGAATTACGTAGAACAAGATCAAAAGCATTCAAAAAATATTTGGAAAATTACAACAGAGCATTGTCCAGCAGAGACGCGGAAAAATATGTTGACGGTGAACAAGATGTTGTTGATATGGATAAAATTATAAATGAATTTGCACTTTTAAGAAATCAATGGCTAGGCATCACAAAAGGACTAGATCAGAAACAATGGCAAATAACAAACATTGTTAAACTGAGAGTGGCGGGTATGGAAGATGCCGATATCAAGTAACAGAATAATCCTCACAGATGTAGATGGAGTTTTATTGGAATGGGAACATCATTTTACGGAATGGATGTTACAGAGATCTTATTTTGAGAATGAAGTCGGTGAAGGATATTCTGGTAGAAGAATATTTCCATACAAGTTGCTAGACAACAAAGAGGACACGTATGAAATGGCAGAACGTTTTGGCCTTACTAAAACAGAAATTAGAAAAGAGATAAGAGAATTCAATAAAAGTGCTTGGATGGCAACACAATGTCCTATGCCTGCATCACAAACTTGGGTAAAATTATTACACGCAGAAGGCTGGACATTTATTCCTATCACATCACAAACGTCTGATATTCCAGCACAAGAAATACGTAAAAGAAGACTAGAAGAATTATTTGGCGACGTTTTTTACAATTATCATATCCTTGATACAGGAGCAGATAAAGATAATGCACTTGCAGAATTTCACGGTACAGGACTCTATTGGGTTGAAGATAAACCAAAAAACGCATTAGCAGGTTTGAATTACGGCCTTAAACCGATTTTAATTGACCATCCATATAACCGAGATTTCAATCACCCGGAAATTACCAGAGTAAATAGTTGGAAACAAATACACTCTTTACTACATGGAAAATAAAAATTTTTGTATCAGACCGTTCAATAGTGTACACGTAGGCACCGGAGGTGGAGTTAAAACGTGTTGTTATATAAAACCCAACCTCTCCGACTTCAAAGGAAACACTGCGTTTAATATTCATAATAATACCATAAACGATTTTTGGAACAGTGATTACAACCGTTATGTCCAAGCACAATTCTTAAAAGGTAATACACCTAAAGAATGTGGTTTCTGTCTTAGAAGCGAGGAAAAAGATATTAAAAGTGAAAGGCAACTAGCAAATAAACATTATGGAATAATTGGAAATAAAAGTCCAAATTACTATTTGAAACGTCTAAAAAAATTAAATTTAGAGCATCCAGAGGACTATAATATAGATATAACAAATCTATGTAATCTAAAATGTTATATGTGTTCAGGCGAAAGCAGTAGTAAACTTTTGATTGAGAACAATGCATTAGGTTTAGAACAACTCGATCAGAAAGATTATGATGTTAGTGAACCTAGGTTGGATGCACTTATCGAAGAAATAGTAAAAAATAATGTTACAAACATTACTTTACAAGGTGGAGAACCTTTGCTTAATCCTAAGATTATCTCAATGTTGGAAAGATTAGGCACCCGAGAAATTGCTAATAATCTTTCAATATGGATCACAACTAATGGTACACAGTACACTGAAAATTTATTCAAAACCTTGTCAAAGTTTAAGACTGTAAAAATTATTTTCAGCATTGACGGGGTAGGTAAAACCAATGAGTACCTAAGGTATCCATCTCGTTGGGCAGACATTGAAAATAATGTAAAGAAATTTAGAATACTTAAAAACGCAACCTTTCAAATATCTTTCACTGTGCAGAACTTCAATATATTGGATATTAAAAATATTATTAATTTTAGTAATACCCACAAAATTCACTTAAAATTACATTTACTCTATATTCCAAGGTATCTAAGATTGCATATATTACCTAAACAAATCCTACAAACTGCTTTGGATTTACTGGAAACAATTCAAGACAGTGATGTAATACACGTGACAAATTTTAATGGAATAAAATCACAAATTCAATCTGCCTTGGATGATTCTAAAACTTCCGAAAAGGAATTGGATGAACTTATAACAGTCATAGGCAAGAGAGATGCATATAGGAAAACAAGCATCAAAAATTATTTGCCGGAGATAGCAAAAGGTTTAAATATCTAACATGAAGATATACGTTGG